TATGGATAATAGGACTACTAAAGTAAAAGAGAGCCGCGCCAACGACTCTCCCCGGACAGTCCTAGTTTCTAACCCTCAACTATGGGTAAGTGATAATCACGGATATAGTATAAGATAAAGGACTAATTTTGTCAATATCAAAAGAAGACAGACCGATGGAGTTTGAGAGTGTTATTGCGTGGATTCGTAGTAATAACTTTGTAAACGAGAACGGGAAGCCAATTGAACTGACTGAGCATCGGTTTCTTTTTCAACCATACGCTGATGACCATCCCGACCAGGTAATTATGAAATCTGCTCAGATAGGATGGTCTACCCTTGCTATCTTAAAGACGATGCACCTTGCCGCCTATAAAGGGTTAAACATTGCCTATACTCTACCAACCCAGAATGTTATGAAGGACTTTGTTGAGCCGAAGGTGGATGCAATGATTCGGGGCAATGATGCACTACAGAACATCCTAAAGAGTGATAGGCTGAATCTAAAGCGATATAATGACCGGTATATCTATTACAGGGGTTCTTTTACTGAGCGTGAAGCTATCACCATCTCGGTAGACCTACTGGTATGTGATGAATTAGACCGTTCCGACCAGAAAATACTTGGTATTTATAAGTCAAGGCTACAGGCTTCCGAGTTCGGGTGGCAGTGGAGATTCTCCAACCCATCAGTCAATGGCTTCGGAGTCCACGAGTTATGGTTATCAAGCGATCAGCACCGGTGGATTATTCAATGCACTGGCTGTAAAAAATGGCAGACACTGACTTGGGATGATTCAATTGATAAAGAAAAAGAGATATTCATCTGCTCTAATTGTAATAAGGAGCTAACCAAAGAAGAGCGAATCAACGGCAAGTGGAAGGCATTTAACCCTGGGGCTAAGAGACGAGGGTATCAAGTGTCTCAGCTAATGGCTCCGTGGGTAAAGGCATCCAAGATATGCGAAGCGTTCCGAGAAGAATCTCCGGAGTTCTTTGCTAACTTTGTGCTCGGAGAACCGTATACCATCGCTGACCTTTTGATTGATAGGAGCGCGTTAATCAAATGTCTCGCTCCCGGTAAGGTTCCGATGGAAGATATGTGCCTAGGCGTAGACAACGGAGTTATAAAGCATTGGGTCTTGGGTAACAAGCACGGAGTGGTCCGGTATGGTAAGACAGAATCCTGGGATGAAATAGAGCGAATCATCAAACACTATAACTGTTATACCTTGATTGATGCGAACCCTTATCCTAATGTGCCGAAGGACTTAGCTGATAGGTATAAGGGTCAGGTATTCATCCACTACTATGTGCCGGATAGGAAGTCTCTGGGGATGGTTAGAAAGCTAGAGAAGCTAGAGCGTGGTGTTATTCAGTCCGATAGAACCAAGATTATAGACTTTGTAGCCGGGGAGATAACTGGTCAGAGGTTACGATTTATTATGCCAGAGAGAGAGATGGAGGAGATGATTACCCATTGTTCAAATGTTTATAGAACCATTGAAGAAACATCTCAGCAGATAAAGCGCGGTGTTTGGTTAACAAAAGAAAATAAGCCCGACCACTTTCTCCACGCCCTTGTTTATTGGAGGATTATCCTTGAAGAAGCGATGCGCCCTACTGGTAATATTGTGCGACCTTTGAAGAAAAAGTATCAACCTGATGCAATCGTCATTGATGATAACCAGGAAATGGCTCCGGTCACTGATCCCCGTGAGGTAGCCAAAAGAAAACGGAAGAAGAAGGACTGGAGGACAGTTTGAAGGGCTTGATAAGTAGACCAGAAATATCACTCTTCCTTAACTCTTCCGGTGAGCCGTATCGTCAGGACTTACATTGTTTGTATTGTGGGCTACCATATGCAACCCTCATCAATTATCAGGTCTACTTATTTGTTAGCAATGATGGATTGGGTGAAGAGGTAATGACCTTTGGTCCGGCATTGTCACTGATGTGTAAGCGATGCGGTCAGAGATATAAGTTGCATTATAAAGTGTAGGTGATATAATGTTGTTGTTCCAAAGCGATCTGCGTGAAAAGACCTGCAGGGGG